TCATATTAGCAAGGTCTAATACTGAATGATTTGTTCCTGTTCCAATATTATACATGCTTCCTGGAATACCATTTGTAATTGCTGAAATGTTTGCATCAACTACGTCAGACACATGAGTGAAATCTCTTCGTTGTAAACCATCACCACAAATTGTTAAAGTTTCACCTGCAGCTTTTTGTCGTAAGAATAGTCCAACAACAGGTGCATATGGACCTTTAAGTGGTTCTCTTGGACCATAAACGTTAAAGTATCTAAATGTAATCGTTTCTAATCCAAATAAATCAGTATACATCTTACATGCTTTTTCACCTGCAACTTTAGACACTGAATATGGATTTAAACAATCATCAGGCATATCTTCTTTGAGTGGTGGTGTGTTCTTTAAACCATAAGCTGATGATGTGCATGAATACATTACTCGTTTGACTCCTGCCTCTTTTGCACATTGTAATACTGTAGCAGTTCCTACTGTATTTGTTTTAAATGCTAATACTGGATTTTCTAGCGTTGGTTGAATTCTAGATTCGGCTGCCAAATGAAAAACATAATCTATTCCATCAAATAATGATCTGACTTTATCGTAATCTGAAATATCAAATTTATAATATTCAGCCATGTCATTATAATAAAAATGGTCATGACATGTTGCTGATTCGTCATCAATTACAGTAACATCTGCACCCATAGAAACTAATCTATCAACAATATGTGAACCAATAAAACCGGCACCACCAGTAACTATACATCTCATATTAAGTCCTTATAATTATAATGTCATCATCAGGAGTATATTGTGATTGTATTTTCACATCATACTTCTCTTCGTAAAATTTCTTCCATTCTTTAACTCTATCATATTGGTGAATTATATAGAATGGCACTTTTGTTTTTCCATGAACAATTTGTCCGTTTTCTAAAATAGGTGGAACATCCATTAAGAAAGGTGCAAACTTTTCTTTTTCTCTATCAAAATTAGTTACATGAGCATTTATTGCCCAGCAATCTTGTAAATCACATTTAGTTGCTAATGATGACCATGGTTCATGGTGTATTAACATATTGTATGCAGCTTGATCAGCAACCCAATCTGGTCGATTAAGTGACATCTGATATAATGCAAAACACAAATCTTTCATATAATATGATGTGCCGGCAAGAATACCTACATTTTGCACTTCTTTATCTTTAACTTCATCATAGAAGTATTCACCAAAATTTGTGATAATATTATTTCTATTCCAAGCTTCATCTTTAATGCGAATAGATTCTCCAGAAGAGATGATAGCTTTTCTAATATCCGATTCTGTTATAAACTTAATAGGATCTTGTTGGAAAATTACATCACGAACATCAGTTGAAATGACATAACGATAATCTGGATTTGTTTTTAGATAATCGTAGATATAAAAGAAACGTTGCATGTGAATCATCAGATCACCTTGTTTGGTGGCTCTGATAACTTTTACATCATCGTTTTTAATTTTATTTACAGTATCATCATCGATATCAATCGCATAAAGAACAACATCACCATTAAAACCTGTTTCTTTGATTGATTTAATCCAAGGTTTTACAAAGTCGTATGTATAATTTGAAAATACACCTATTACGAGGTCTTTTTGCGCCATGGGAATTCTCCATTATATTTTTGTTTCATCAATTCATTTCCATCTATAAAGAATTTAGCTTGAACTGAATCTGCTCTATTTCCTGCTCGATAGTTGATTGTATATTCACCATTAGTATTACATGTAAAATTGTTTTCACGCAAATACCAACTCAATAATCTGTCTACTTCTGGTTGTTCTACCGGATGTCTAGCACGTCTATACCAACCAGGTGAAAATTGTAAAGCTATGTGTCTAGGTAACATGTAACAATTAACATCAACAAAAAAGTCATTAATTACTGACTCCCATTTACCTAACGATTCACAATCATCATTACATATATAGTTGCCATCCATGTCAGTGATTTTTCTTAATGAAAATGCCCAAGCATTTCCTTGTTGTATAACTTCAACCATTGATTCTACATGATTTGGTTCCATCCAATTATCTTCATCAAGATAGATAATGTATTCACCTTTTGCAAAAAAGGTGCAACCACCATAAATTCTGTGACCATTATATTGATCTGTTCCTGTTGCATAAGGTAATTTAATCACATCTATTTTATTGTGATATGGGTGCAAAAGATGATTGTCTATATATTGGCCGTAATTTGAAATTATAACATTTGCGTGAGAGTGTTTACCATCAACGACTATTAAATGTTGTATATTTTCATAGGTTTGATTAAGAACACTTCTGATATTGTCTTCAAGATATTCCGTGCCGGTTGTAGCTGTTATTATTGTTACTAATGGTTTAGTCATATTGTATTCTTCCGTCACTTGATACTTGGCATTTTAATCCAAGAGTATCTTTTTCAATAAGTTTATCTTTATTAATTATTTTAAATACCAAATGTTCCATATCCCATCCGGTATTGAAGTAATCATTATACACCGAAACCATCACATTGGCAACCTCTTCCAACATATTATAATCAAATGACCATAATCGGGTATCAACTAATTCTAATGATCTGGCCATCCAAGATTGGTTTCTTTTCTTGAATACATATTTACCATTAAGTTCATCGCTATTATAGTAATCTATATCAAAATCATCAGTCAATTCAGCTCTACCAGTTATTTTAAATATGCGTTTAACATTCTGAATACCATTACTTCTAATTATATCAAAAGCGACAATCATGTTGTAAGCTTCACCTGGCGTTTTAAGACCTTGTTCACCCATCTCCAAAGCTCTAGAGTGATTGAATAGATAGACAAAATAATCACATTGATGTTTTATTGTTTCTAATTTATCGTCAGATACGGGTGTTGGTGATGAGTCAACAAATACGATGATAGAATCTTCAACCCTATCTCTTATTGATTTAATCGTGTTTAGTGTTTGATTATATCTAGTTTCATGATCTATCATACCAACTTTAGCATTCAAACATGAAGTAATAATAAAAATATGGCTCATTAATTTTTATACCATAACCACACATCGTTATTAGTGAACATAATCTGTTCTTTGATATTGTTTTCTTCTCTAAACTCTTTTACAGCTCTAGTAACACCAGGTAAACTGAAATCATGACCAGAGAATAAACCACCAGAACGAACTTTAGAATAATATGCTGAGATATCGTGTTTTGCGTGTTCATATGAATGATCACCATCTACAAAAATCCAATCTAATGATCCATCCGGAATAAGGTCAAGGCCTTCTTTAGCAGATACTTCATGGAATATAACTTTATCTTTATGACCAGAATCTTCTATGTTTTGAAATGCTTGTCTTTTAGAATCATCAATGATTTCTTGCGTAATCATTCGATTCCAATCTTGATATGGTTTATATTGATCAATGCCATGTAATGTTTTAATACCTGGACATTGTTGTAGAATATAAGCAAAGTTTTCGCCAGTCCAAACACCCAATTCAAGACCGATTGTACCTTCACCTAAACGATTGATGTATTCTGGAATACCTGCACCTGAAACATACACTTGACTAAAATCACGAACCATTATAATCTCCTAACCACGAGTTAATTTTAAAATTTTACTAATTTGACTTTCAATTAATTGTTTTCTATTTGGCCAATAGATATATTCTTTATCTGCTGTATTATATAGTTTACTTAAAAATGGGATAATAAGTTTTTCAACTTCATCTAATCTTGCTTTATAATCATCAGCAGTTGCTGCCGTTTTGTTAATAACTGAATTGTATTCTTCTTCAGATACAGCAGAGAATCCGAAATCATCTGTAAAATCATTATATTGTTTTAATATATTTTGAACGTTATAATCTAATGGCATATTATTCCTTCATTGAATAGTCGGCCATAAAGTGTGTTGGGTATATGCCGGCATTTTTGTTTCTAATATTAAATTTTAAAATAAACATAGGTGTTTCAACAACCATATCAACACGCTTAGCTATAGGTCCAGGTTTCAAACCTCCATAATACACTTTGCAGCTAAGTGGTTCAGTATATTTGTCTAAATTCTTTTTTGACATTTTATAATGATGAATACCAGAAGATACTTTATGTATTAGGTGATATCCATATCCAACACCACTTTTAATTAATTCTTGTAATGCAGATTTATCTATATGATTAAAAGTATCTTCTGAAAACTTTTCCATTTTGGTTTTATCACCATAACTGTTAAATATCTCACAAAATTTTTCATTGTTTATATTAAACATATTCAATATGGCTAATCCATCTTTATTTGTAACAGCACCTTTTTCCATTTCAGTTTTCATTAATGTTTTGCCAACACCTGCATTGAAAAAAGTCACAGTTCCGCCATATTTTAATGATAAGTGAATATGTTCACCATCAGCATTAAGTGTAATATCTGTAATAGTTTGACCTATATCAAAATCAGTTGAACCAACATATATTTTACCACCAATAAATTTTAAAGGTCTTTTTTGGTCTAAATGACCCATCGGTACAATCTTAATATTCTTTTTAGAATTTAAATTATACTCTTCAACTAATTCGTGTATTAATTTTTTATTCGCATTATCTAATATTTTTTCATCATTAACCCACTTCACAATATCATTGTATAATTTCGTTTCAAATATGTTACCTAGATTTTTTGTTCCCCTACCACCTCTTGAACCTTCACCTAATACAACATTAAAAGATAAACCTAAAGTTTTTTTCAATTTAGTTGTATCAACTTCTCCAGCTAATTTTCTTGTAAGTTTAACTTCTTTCTTATTAGATGGATCAATAGCTAATGGTTCTTCTATTTTATATGTTTTTATGATATAATTGAATAGTTTAACAAACTCAGGTCGTGCTGTGCCAATCTGAGTTTTCTTTTCTATTTCTTTTGAAGTTTTGGGTATGAAATCAAATGCCATAATTAATATTTATCTCATGATATCGATATGTTTACCTGAAGTCCAAACTTCAAGTTCTGTTCTTAAACGGCCTTCTTCATATAATGTATCGTAACGTTTTGATGCTTTATCTTTCCACCATTCTATGATGTTCTCTAATTCAAACTTATCATAGTTCTCATCTTTAATTAACTTATCAGTTTTACAGTTGACATAATCGAGTGCATTTTTAAAGCCATAAGTTGAAACATAATATCGTTTCTGTTCAGTTAAATTCTTTGCGTTTTCAATGATTTGATTAAACTTCTCAAGCTCTGGTTCACCTTTAAGTGTAGACTTAATCATCGATATAATCTTCATAGAAATTTTAAGTTTACGACTAGAAATATCTTCATCAACAATTTGACCGACACGTTCTTCAACATAATTCTTTAAATCTTCATAAGGTTTACCATGCATCATAGGTAAAAAGTCACTATCTGTCAAGCCTTTATATCTAATATATGGTTTCATGCCGTCATATTGTGATGATTGTTTAGATGAACCAAATAGACTTGTAGTTTCAAATAGGCATAGATTGGTGCCATATTTCTTATTAACTATTTCTCTAACTGTGTGTGAACAACAGATGGCTGCCAATAGTTTACCACCAAGATAATTGAAACCAAATGGTTGAGATGGAACAATAACAAAACCCATCATAGTAGATTCATTAAATCGTTTTGACCATTCTGGTTGTTGTGTAAAAACTTGGCCAAGCATATCATTTCTTGGCTTACAATTAATTACTGGTGAACCAAGTCGAATAAAACCAACATACTTGCCTGTATTCTTTTCTCTGACAGCTAAACGAACATTCTTACCAACAGGGGCAATATTGATATGAGATGACGTGATACTTAATAACATCTCCCAAGTTTCGGAATTAATTTCTAATACTTCTAAATCCATATCTCTTGGATGCATAGAGAAGTCAGAAAACAAATCTTCTTCAATAGGGAATAATGGATTAGTTGGTAACTCCGATAAGGAGTTTAACTTTTGGTCACGCATGTATTCATCTATTCGGTGAAAATTACCGAAATAGTCTTCAAATACTTTGGCGCAGTGTAGTGCTTCTTCTTTGTTTAGGTTTCCCATTTCACTTTGTCTTTAATTTTATAACATTCTTTAAGTAAACGCTTCATATCAGGATGACGAAATGTTTTAAACGCTTTATAATATGTATAAAGATAATTGGAGTGATTTATTCCAATTTTCTTCGGCCTTCTTAATCCTTCTTCAACTTTTCCAGCTTTTGACAATTCTAGAATTATATCATTTGCATATGCTTCTATCTCGTCTGGATTTCCATAATAATTTTGGTCTTCCGATTTATTCACATCATGTCTATGAAATTCACATTCATATTCATGAAGTATTTCTAATCTTTTTTCAAATTGTCGATTGTGTACCTGTTCATGTAATATGGTAGACACAATCTCAAATCTAAAATCTTCATAATCTTTTTTCTTTAACTTCCAATCACTTTTACTACACACAAACAAACTACTCTTTTTCTTTTCACAGTGATGATATGCTGTTATTGAAAATCCACTTGTTCTTGTTTTATGATGTTCAACAGAGATAAAGTATTGACCAAATTTATTTTCTAATTTACGAACTATGTCAGAAACTTTCAGGCCTTGTAGTTTTAATGCATCTACTGACCTGTTAAGTTTTCTGACAATGTTCATACTTTTAGTCCGTCAAAGTTCTTTTTAAATGTTTTTTGAGTTTGACCCGAATCTACAAGGTCATCTTGTGCTGATTGTTCAACATCATAAAGTTTCATCTTCGCTCGATCTACACCCAATACAAATCTCTTGTAATGTGTTGGATCATTATATCGATTCTTTAACTGTTTCACCATAATCTGGCCAAGTTCTTCTAATTCGTCAGATGAAATGAGAGCAAACATAAAGTCAGCCGTTGCTGGCAGACCAAATGACTCTGACGTATCTTCAAGACCTGGATCAGAATTCGTGAAACCACTTCTTGTCGTTTGTGTGGCACTCACGATTGGTACTGAAAATTCAACTGCCAAACCTCTTAACTCTTCGGCAATCGCTTTCACATAGGTATAGGAATTCACTGAAGCCCCTGGTTTAACTCTAGAGGAACAACAAATATTTAGGTAATCTATGAATATAATGTCTGGTACGAAATTCTTCTTTAAATTCAATTCGTTAAGAAGAGTTCGGAAATGAATTGCACTGGCCGCTGCGGTCGGATACTCTTTAATAATTAGCTTTCCTGTAGTCATTTCACGAACTTTACCAACTTTTTTGTCATAAACATCTTTTGGTAAGTCTTCTAAATCATCCAAACGAACATTGAGTAGATTTGCATCGATACGTTCTGCAATCTTCTCCTCCGCCATTTCTAGAGTGATATATAACACATTCTTGCCTTGAACCATGGCACCAGCAGCCACATGACACATAAACAATGATTTACCAACACCTGTACCAGCCAATGCAATATTCAAGGTCTTTTGTGGTAAACCACCTTTGGTAATCTTATTGAAATAGTCTAGGTCAAATGGTATTCTTTCTTCTTTTCTATGATAAAACTCAAATCGTTCATCGGAGTTCTCCAAGTAATCATGACCTATGTGGCTATCAAAAGATACTGCCAAAGCGTCAGAAAGTATCTTTGGAATAGCACCTTTCTCGTTCTTAGACTTATTATCGAGGATTTGAATGGAGTCCAATACGGCATTATAGATTGCTTTCTCTTGACAAAACTTTTCGGTAACGTCAAGAAGCCAATCTAGTTTGGATTCTTCATTTTTAGTTTGATTTATTTCTTTTAAAAGTTCAATGGATCGATTGACTTCTTCAGCCGTTAATCCATTTTTATCTTTGATAGATAATATTAAAGCTTCATAAGATGGTAAAGAATTATATTTTAAAACATAATCATTTACTTCTTCATGTATAAGTTTATCAGTTCTGTCCGTAAAGTATTCACTTTTGATAAATGGTAATACTTTTTTGGAGTATTCATCATTGAATATTAGATTCTTTAATATCGTCAGTTCGGTTCTCATCATAATATGTTTCTTCCACGTCTAATTGTTTGGTGATTATAGTTGATAATAAATCTCCAATATAGTTTTTAAATTCTAAACTTTTTTCTAATTTTTTAATCGGTGATTGTATCACATCAAAGTTGAATTGTAAATAGGCTTTATCGTCTTCTTCTTTAACACCGACTTTGCCATATTTAAAAATAGTATCTTTATATTCACCGTTTAAAAGTTTAATATGAACTGATGCTTTGTCTTTCTCATCAACAACATATTCATAATCAATCGACTCACGCATCTTCCACCTCCTCTTCAACTTCAGGTTGTGAATAGTTCATGATGTCAGATGAAGCAACAGCATATTTGTTTTGAATATATTCTTGGAATTTCTTGTTAGCTAGAATGTCTTTCCAGAATTCTTCCGTGTCTGTGTCTTTGATACGATATTTCTTCTCATCAACTTCACCAGTTTCGACATTGACTTTTGAGTACCAACCATTAGACGGTTTAACAACAAAATTACCCTCAATAGCAACATCCAATAAACCCGAGAAGCGAGAGATACCACCTTCAAATGAAACTGTGACAGGAATCTTGGCTTTCTCTTTAACATATCTTGATTTCTCTACGTTGATAATGAAGTTATAACCTACGATGTCTTGACCTTCTTTTTCTTGTTGACGACCAATAATAAAGATGTTATCAGCAGAGTAGTAAGAACCCGTACCACCACCAACGATATCTTTAGGGAACATACCAATCTCTTTGTATGT